AAATACACCCTCAATATAGCTAAATATGAGTTTAACGGCGATTAGAGAGTAATTGATAGTAGCAATAGGATAGAGGTTAAAATCGCTTAGAACGTAAAAGAGAGAGGTTTTAGAATCTTGATAGACTCCCTAGCATAATAAAGAGAATGGTACAAGTTGTTAATTTGTATAGTCTTTGAAGTTATAAAGGTATTACTTTACAGACTCTAAAGTCTCTATATGACTGTACACTAGTTGTCAATAGTCTTTAATGACTGTCTAGTCATAGAGTCTTTAGAGACTTTGTAGACTTTGAAGTGTTTCTGTGGTAAGAGGTTTAAAAAGTTGGATAAAAAGTCTTGACAAGTCTTGATAGCCTTTGAAGGGGAGGCAGGTCGCCATACCCCCTCCCCCCTATATATACTAAACCTCGTACATTTTGAGACAGTTAGGCTTGTAAACCAGATAGGTGCGGGGCTATAAAGACTCTACAGGGTAGGAAAGGGGATACTAAAGGAAGTTTCTTTCCTCTTTTCTTTTACAAAGGGGATAATACGATAGGGGGTGGGACAGGCTATATAACCCTGGGGGCTTAATATCTATTATAGCCTCAGAATCGCAATCTGTCAAGTACTTTCTTTACTTTATTTTACTTTATTTGCATAAAAGACTTGACAAACCCTCATTCTAGGGCTATAATGTAGTAACATACAATGGATAAACATATCTCATATGAGTAATAAAGAACTTACAACCAAGCAACAGTCCTTTCTTGATAGCCTTATGACCTGTAATGGTGATACTAGGCTTGCAGGAGAGTTAGCGGGTTATGCCCCGACTAGTATTAATAGTGTTGTTAAGTCTTTAAAGACAGAGATACTTGATCTTGCTACAAATATCTTAGCTCAGAGCGCCCCTAAAGCCGCTTTAAAGCTAGTAACCATTATGGATAGTGCAGAACCTGTGCCACAAGCTAACATGCGTATACAGGCCGCACAAACTATCCTAGACCGTGTAGGACTAGGTAAGACTGAAAGACTAGATGTTACTGTTAATACTGCCGGAGGTTTATTTATACTTCCCGCAAAGCAAGAAACAGTCATAGAAGGTTCATATGAGGAGGTCTAGTAGCACTATCCCCTTTGGTTATAGGCTAGATGAGGGTAACGTAGAGTTGCTTACACCTGTACAAGAACAACTAGAAGCTTTAAATAAGATTCTTCCTATGATTAAAGATCGTACAATAAGTCTACGCGAAGGAAGTCTATACCTTGAAAGCATAACAGGGCGTAAGATCTCTCATAATGGTTTGAAGAAGATAGCGGATAAAGATGCAAGATGATTGGGATGTTAATCCTGACAACTATCTCAAAGACGAAGCAGGTGCTTTCGTTCTTAAAGTTGATGGGACACCGCGTAAAAAGTCAGGAAGAGCTAAAGGGTCTAAAGGTCGTGGATACACGTATCATTCTAAGACTAAAGCAAAGATGGACGCTAAGAAGGCCGTTAGAGAAAAGCAAAAGAAGTTAAAGGCGGCTCAGACTAAAGTAGAAAACTACAAGAAGTCAATAAGTACAACCAACAAGACATTAAAGAAGCTAGAAGGCACTGGAAGCTCAAACATCTTAGAGGCTCCAGAACTAGAAGCCCTACCTAATGCCTTAGCGGAAGAAGCTGATATTATCTTCAAGGCCAATGAAGGCCCACAGGAAGATTTCCTTGCCGCAGGGGAGACAGATGTCCTCTACGGAGGAGCGGCAGGGGGTGGTAAAAGCTATGCGATGCTAGTAGATCCTCTTCGCTATGCTCATAGATCTGCTCATAGAGGTTTAATTATAAGACGCTCTATGCCAGAACTACGAGAGCTTATAGACAAGAGCCGTGAACTATACCCCAAAGCATTTCCGGGATGCAAGTACAAAGAAGTTGAGAAGCTCTGGAACTTTCCAAGCGGTGCAAAGATAGAGTTTGGTTTCTTGGAGCGTGATGCAGACGTATATCGTTATCAGGGTCAAGCATATAGTTGGATAGGGTTTGATGAAATTACTCACCTACCCACAGAGTTTAGTTGGAATTACTTGGCTTCAAGACTAAGAACCACTGATAGCGAAATAACGTGTTACATGCGCTGTACAGCAAATCCCGGCGGTGCAGGAGCTACATGGGTTAAGAAGCGTTACATAGATCCTTCTCCACCCCACGAGTCCTTTGAAGGCGCAGATGGTTTAACACGAAAATTCATACCCGCTAGGTTGCAAGACAACCCCTACCTAGCGACAGACGGCAGATACGAAAAGATGCTACAGGCTTTACCGCCTACACAGCGTCAGCAACTCCTAGAAGGTAATTGGGATGTTGCGGAAGGAGCGGCCTTCACAGAGTTTTTGCCGCACTTACACGTTATTACACCTTTTGAAATACCCGTACATTGGGAAAGAGTAAAAGGGATAGATTATGGTTATGCCTCTGAAAGTGCTTGTATCTGGGGAGCAGTTGATCCCAGTGATGGCACTCTTATTATATACAGAGAGTTGTACCGTAAAGGCTTGTTAGGCACAGAGCTTGCAGAGATGATTACTGAGATGGAAATGCAAGACCCCTTCTCAGTGCAAGGAGTGCTTGATACAGCGTGTTGGAGCCGAACTGGTACTACAGGCCCAACAATCGGAGAAACGCTTCAGAGAGCAGGACACAAGCTTAGAAGAGCAGATAAGAACAGGATACAAGGAAAGATACAAATCCACGAATACTTGAAAGTCATGCAAAGCGGTAGGCCTAGAATACAAATATTAAATACATGCCCTAACCTGATACGCGAACTACAAAGTATTCCTCTGGATAAACGCAACCCAGAAGACGTAGACACACATGCACCCGATCACGCATATGATGCGCTACGTTATCTGATTATGTCAAGACCACGTATAAATGATACACTGAACCAAATGAGACAGTTCCACAGAGAAAGAAGTTATGCTCCAGTGGACTCAACATTTGGATACTAAATAAATTTAATAGGAGATACACCCATGTCAACCCCAACAGGAATAGTAAACATTCGCAAAGACGTAAACGATGCGGCAGTAGCATCAGATGTTCGTAGACTTTCAGCACGAGCAGGTGCAGAAGTAACAGTAACCACAGCAACAATTGCAGTAACTGATGACACTAATACTGACGTTAGCTTTACTCAACCCGCAGGAACTATTATCCGCAACTTGATTGCTATCCCTGCCGGAAACATCGTAACAGGCGGTACAAGTGGTAATGACGTAGACTTTAGTTTAGGAACAGCCGCAGGTGGTGGACAGATTATCGCTACTGAAGCTATCCTAGATGACGGTGGTTCTGCTGTAACTTGGGCGGCTAAAGCTCCTTTGTATCTTATTAAAGATTCTCACGGCCACGGAGCTAACGCTTTTGTAAGCACTTCAGTAACCGCAGGTGTTGTAGGCGGCCCCGCTACTTCAGAGGCTATTGTAATTGCAAGCACTTTATACAGTGCCGCTGACCGTACTCTACACGCTCGACTAACTCCAATCGGAGCAGACCTAGCTACAGCGGCTACAACTGTTAAGTACATCGTTCAGTTCCAAGCTCTATAAGCAATTTAAGTTTAACACCTGCCTAATTCTAACGATGACGGCAGGTTTTTAAAGGAAGAATACATGAGTGAAGAAGAGAACGGTTTATTCGGAAACGCAGGTGAAATTTACTTTGCACCAGTAGAAGGTGAGAGTGGTCTTGACTTGACGCTTGAAGAATCTGTACGTCTTAAATTTGTAGGCTTGGTCGAAGATCGTTTTGAACAAGCAGAAAGAGCTAGAGAGCATGATGAAGCTCGATGGCTCCAAGCGTATCACAATTTCCGTGGATTATATCCTAAGAATGTACGCTTCCGCGAATCAGAAAAGTCCAGAGTCTTTATCAAAGTAACTAAGACTAAAGTTATTGCGGCTTTTGGTCAACTTGTAGATGTTATGTTTGGCACAGGACAATTTCCAATAGGTGTTAAAGAAACAGGCGTTCCTGAAGGCGTTCCAACTTACAAGAATTTAGATAATGCTCCTAGTATTG